AATGTGTTATTTGATTGTTCGCACCTTAATATAGGAAGGACAAAATATGGCCACATCAGGCACTAATACATTCAATCTAACGATTGATACTGTAATACAAGAAGCTTATGAAAGATTAGGGGTAAGCTCAAAGGGTGGCTATGACCTAATTACAGCAAGACGTTCTTTAAATTTATTAATGGTAGAATGGATTAATGAAGGTGTAAATTTATTTACACTTGATTTAGTTGAACATACCATGACTGAAGATCAAAATTATATTACATTTAGTTCTAATACCTATTCAGATATAATGGATGCTGTTTTATTAGATACTAATGCTGATCCAGATTCTGATACTCAAATAGAACGTGTTAGTCTAGCAGACTATTTACAAATTCCAACAAAAACAACAAGCGGTAAACCTTCTCAATTTTCTGTTGAGCGTAATGCTCAATACACAAGTTCAGGAGTAAACACACATAAAGTTTATTTATGGCCTGTTCCAGATCAAACATATTATAAATTAAAAGCATGGATGATTAAATATCCAGAAGATGTAGCATGGGCAGCTGCAGCTAGTGGTGATACAGCAGGTCAAGTTACTTCTCCATATATTAATTATAATCAACAAGTAGAAATTCCGAAACGCATGCTACCTGCAATGATTAGTGGATTAACTTTAAAGTTAGCTCATAAACATCCAGGTACAGTAGATATTAATAGACGAAATGAATTAGCACAAGTTTATGCAGCTGATTGGGAAAAAGCTAAAGAAGAAGATAGAGAACGTGTAAGTTTCTTTGTACAACCAGCGGTGTATTACTAATGGCACGATATACTAAAGGAAAACATGCAGTAGCTATTGATGATCGTTCGGGCTTTAAGGTCAAACATAAAGATCTTAGAAAAGAATGGAATGGTTATATGGTTCACAAAAATGATTGGGAATCAAAACAACCTCAATTAGATCCGTCTAAATATTTCAAAAAAACAACAAGTGATGTTGTACAAAATCCTCGTCCTGATACTTCTGATGATGAAACAATAGTAAAATTAGGACGATTATACCAAAATTATTCAGGAGTAATGGCTGCCTACAATGGCACATTACACACGGGGCCAGGTGGAAATATTGATTTAGTTGAAATACCTCCAGGACAATCTGCAGGCACATCTCTTGGTTCGTTAACATTTAATTCTGCAGAAAATGTTGCAGGTATTGCAGCAGGTACTAGTTTAGGTACATTAGAACAAAACTTAGCAGATCAACCAGCAGGTATTGCTGCAGGAACAGCTCAAGGTTCATCTGGATTATTCTTTGGAGCAACAGAATTACCACCAGGTATAGCAACTGCAACTGCTTTAGGTACAGTACTTGTTAATGCTGCTGCATTACCAACTGGAATAGCGGCTGGTTCAGCTCAAGGCTCATTAACTCTAGTAGTTAGTGGATATTCTCAAGGCTTATATGGTCAAGGAGCTTGGGGTTATGGACAACAAGGAGGGGCATTATAATGTTTACATATACAACTTTAGTACAAGCCATTCAAGATTGGATGGAAAACGATGCGGCAGAATTTACTGCAGCAACAGGATCAGGAATAGCTCCTATAGATTTATGCATACAATTAGCTGAACAGCGAATGTATAAAGAAATTGACTTTACTTCAGCTCAAAAAACAACTACAATGACGCTAACAGCAGATACTAATATAGTAGCTGTACCACAGGATTTAGTCGTAGTTCGTTGGATGCAGGTACAAAAGGGTGATTGGGTTTATGAAAAAGATGAATCTTTTATAAAAGAATATTGGAGAAGTGGAACATCTGCTACTCAAACTGATCAACCTTATTATTGGGCATTTACTCACGACGGATCAGCTTACACTTCTTCTGATAGGCAAACAAATTTTATCTTTGCCCCCACTTCATCGGTTGACAAAACCATTGAAATTAGTTATAATATAAGACCAGCAGGGTTGTCTTCATCTAATGCAAATACGTATTTAGGTGATTATTGTGGAGATACCTTGTTATACGCTTGTCTAGCAGAAGCTGCTACATTTATGAAAGCAGATCAAGAGTTAGCTAAGTATCAACAATTATATCAGAGGTCAGCACAAGTGTTAGCCACTGAAGAACAAGTAAGAATGAGAAATTCTACACTACTACAAGGTGAACTTAACGAATTATCAAGAACAAGGGAAAATAGATAATGGGAATTACATCAGCAATATGCTCAACATTTAAAAAAGAGCTCATGACTGCTACGCATAACTTTACTGCTACAAGTGGAAATACAATGAAAGTTGCTTTAATTAAAGCAAATGCTTCACAAACTGGTACATACAGCGCAGCAACTACTTCATATACAACAATAACAGGCAACTCGGATGAGTTAGCAAATGGAAATGGATATACCACTGGGGGTAATACATTAACAAATGTTACACCAACAAATGGTACTAGCACAACTACAACTGCACTTACTGATTTTGCAGATTCTTCATGGACAAGTGCTACATTTACTACTAGAGGTTGTGTCATTTATAATGATTCAGCATCTGGTGATCCAGCTGTAATGGTTATTGATTTTGGTGCAGATTATTCTGTAGCAGGCGGAACATTTACAATTCAATTTCCAACTGCAGATGAGTCTAACGCAATTTTGAGAATAACATAATTAATATTTAAAGGAAACATAATATGGCATCAACATGGTCAAATCTTGGTTTGAGATTAATGACAACAGGCGAAAATGCAAACGCTTGGGGTGATCAAACTAATTACAACTGGAACAGAATGGAAGATGCATCCGATGGTTATGCAACTTTAGCAGTAACTGGTAATCATACATTAACTTTTACAACTGAACCTACTTCATATGCTGATGAGAATGGGCGTAATAAAGTTATTGTATTTACAGGATCTGCAGGGGGCACTCGTACTATTACATTTCCCGATATTGAAAAAACTTACTATCTTTTAAACGATTCAGATTCTACTCTTACTTTAACATCAGGTACAGGAGCAACAACTGCTTCATTAGCTGCGGGAAAAGACATGGCTATTTATGTAGACGGTTCTGACGAAGTTCATAACGCATTAGCAAATTTAGCTGCAACAACTGTAACAACATCAGGAGCTGTGACACTTGGAGCTCAAGGCACGACTGGAATTACTCTTGCTGGTATTCCTTTTTTCTATGGTGATACAGGATCTATCTACACTCACGATGTTTCAGGTACAGACAGCACGGCTCAATATAATACAGCTTACGGTTTAACAGCTCTTGATGCAGTTACTACTGCTGATGCAAATACTGTTATAGGATACGGGGCGGCTGGAGCATTAACATCTGGTGGAGAAAGTGTATATGTAGGTTATCTTGCTGCTGGTTCTGGAGTTACCACAGGTGGTTCAAATGTTGGTGTAGGTTATGAAGCATCAAAAGATATAACCGCTGCAGAAAGAACTGTTGCGATTGGAGTGAGAGCTTTACAAAATATAACAGAGGGAACTGGTAGTATTGGCATAGGTGGTAATGCTGGTGAAACAATCACAACTGGAACAAATAATATCTGTATTGGTGACCAAGCTGGAGCAACTTTTGATGCTGAAGATGATAATATATTTATTGGGGATAATGCTGGTAATGGTTCAATTAATGGTGCTGAAACTAATGTAGCTGTCGGGAATAATGCTTTAGATGCTTTGACTACGGGTGATGATAACGTAGCCATAGGTCATAACGCTGGAACAGCTGGAACAGCAATGGCTTATTCAGTGGTAATAGGCAGAAATGCTGGTGCTGGCATGGTCGATTCAAGATTAACTGCTATTGGATATTATGCTGGTGCAGCAACAACACATATTGGAGATACCTTTGTAGGTTTTAATTCAGGAGCGGCAAATACTTCAGGTATTAATAACACTGCTATGGGTTATAATTCTTACTATCAACCAGATACAGAAAGTTATAATACTGCTGTGGGTTATGGAGCTTTGGGTGGCCCGATTGCTGGCGCAGAATATTGTGTAGCGGTCGGCAGTAATGCTTTAGATGCACTTACTGCTGGAGATCACAATGTAGCAATTGGACATAATGCTGGAACAGCTATAACTACCCAAAGTCATAGTACGATAGTAGGTTCAACTGCTGGATCAGCTTTAACCACAGGTAATGGTGCAAGTAATATGGCGATAGGTGCAAACGCCTTACAATCAGCTGACACAGAAACACATAATGTAGCAATAGGTAGAGATGCTATGAATGTAACTAATGGTGGTGCTGAATATAATGTAGCTATTGGTAACTATACTTTCGATGCTTTGACTACTGGTGATCAAAATACTGGCTGTGGTTATGCTGCTGGCAGCTCTTTAACAGAGGGTGCAAATAATACTTTAATTGGAAATGCAGCAGGATATAATATTACAACAGCTGATAACAATGTGGCTGTTGGTGAATCTGCTGGTAAGAGTAATCAAACAGGAGCGGGTAATGTAACCGTAGGATATTTAGCTGGTGAAGATTTAACACAAGGCCCAAATGTAATTATTGGTAATGATGCCGCTAAACAGGCAACTACTATGAACTCTTGTGTATTTATTGGCCCAAATGTTGGAGATACAGGAGTTATAACTGGAGATAGTTCAGTTGTTATTGGTTATAGAGCTGGTCAAGATATGACATCAGCAACTGAAAATGTAATTATAGGTTATGATACTGGAATACAAATTACATCGGGTTCGGGTAATACTATAGTTGGTTCTCAAGCTGGTGATAATTTTGATACTGAAAATCACAACTTAGCTATTGGTTCTAACTCATTAGGCGGCCCCGTTGCTGGCGGAGAATATAATGTAGCTGTTGGTGGATATTCTTTAGATGCTTTACAGGCTGGTGATAACAACGTAGCTTTAGGCTATGTAGCAGGATCTGCTGTAGTTGAAGGAAATAATAATACATGCTTAGGTTATCAAGCGGGAGACACTCTTACAGATGGATCTCAAAATATTATAATTGGTGCGAACTGTGATGCAAGTAGTGCTACTGCTACCTACCAATATGTTATAGGTTATAATATTGCTGGTACAGAAGATAGTCAGTTTATTTTTGGTAGACCTAGTAATACTGTTGCAAATGAGTTTGATACAGATAATGCTTGGACAAGAAGTTCAGATGTTCGTAAAAAGAAAAACATAAAAAATTCTATATTAGGTTTAAATTTTATTAATGATTTAAGACCTGTGACCTTTGAATGGAAGCCTAACAATCAATTTCCAAAAGATTTTTCTGAATACAATGAAGAAAATTATATGACATTAGACGTTACTATGCACGGAATGATTGCTCAAGAAGTTAAAAGTGCTTTAGATAATGCTGGAGTAAATGATTTTGGTGGATGGAAAGAAGATAAAGATGGTTCACAAAGAATTTCACAAGAAATGTTTGTTTATCCACTAATAAAAGCCGTACAAGAGTTGTCGGCTCAAATCACAACTCTACAACAAGAAATAAAAACTTTAAAAGGAGAATAATATGGCACACGCAGACGATGCAACAAAAGCATGGGTATCAGCTACACCAAAAGTAAATGCTGATGGTAATGTAATTGAATGGAACTGTAAGTATAGTTATACTTTAAATGATCATTCACATACATTTGACAAAACTGAAAAAATTGAGTCACCATCAAAAGTACCAGGTAGTTATACCAAAGCTGAGTTGTTAACACTTATGGATAAAGACCATTGGGACGATATGTTCAACAAGAAGTATGCTTCATGGACAGCTACACCAGTAGTTGAAACTGTTGACTCTAGTTTTGATGTTAGCTCATTAAGTTAAACTAAATAGGAGCGAATATGAGCTCGTTAGTAAAGCTTACACCAACTGCAGGAATTGTTAGTGATATTACAGATTACCAAGCTCAACTTCGTTATACGGACGCTGATCTTGTACGCTTTCGTGCGGGCGCTCCAGAAAAAATTGGCGGTTGGGCAAAAAATGTTTCTCCTTTAGTTCAATATGATTATGTAGCTGATACAGACACTACAACATCTACTACTACAGTACCTGGTATTTGTAGAAAAATATTCCAACACAAAGATCTTCAAGGAAATAGATATTTATTTTATTTTACAACCACTCACGTATACACAGAGTTGGGTGGTTATAAATATGATATAACTCCATTTCGTACAGATCCTGTAACAT